CTATAAGCATATCCCCAAAGAAACCACAACGTGGTGGGAAAATTCTCAAATGCCTAATACTTATTGGAATATTGATGGCGGTGCATATCAGCTGAACGAGCTTGTGCTATTAAAAAGTTCTGGTAATAATGTTAACAACTTGCCTGCAGATGCCACGGTAATGATAATTGGGGACATATCAGCTGGCAAAAGAACCCATAAAAACACAAAAATTCTCTCCTCGATTAATGAATTGCAGACTTACGGGATTCAAAGAAACAACGGGCAAGAAACACTTGCGGTTAGACCGGCAAATAGTTATTATCACCCATCGGCAACTACAAATACGTTTGTTTCCGGCTCTTTGCTTGGACAGGGTTTATACGATTCAAAGCCGCAGCTAATTTTAAGTGAAGACGGGCTCCTAGTTAAAAAATCAACATTAGGAAGGTGGTTTTCTAAAGACAAGAGACACGGTAAAAATATTGCGTTTAAATGCGAGTGGCAGCGTAATTACGAAAACCTAGGTTGGTCAACGTTTATTACGCAGAACGAAGGGTTTACAAGATCAAATATTAAGCTAGAAGATCTTTTCCCTGTAATAGATTACAATGGCGACGAGCTTGACCAAGATTATTTAAAATATTTCTTCCAAGCTTACAATAATGGGTTTGACATCCAAGGAGAAGACCCGAGCGAAGGAGCGTGGAACGGCATTAGAACAAAAATTACAGCCAGGTTAATTCACAATGGGCAAACATATGAAAGTTTTATGCTCTCCAATGCGGTAGATATACCTGCCGCAGCGTCTAGCTATTATTACTATTATGGAGGTAATGGAATTGGCTTAAACAATCTTGATTAATTTATAATACGCGTAATTTTAATTGTAAACAAACTGGCATTAAGCCAAATATATAAATTAACTTAAATTAAATATTATGAAAATGTTAAAAGACTTATGCTCGCGCATAAATGCGTTTTTTTCTCGTAAAAAAACAAGAAAAAATTATTTTGAAGATTCTTTTGTTGTTGGTTACAACAATATAAAAGATGATAAATAAAGTTGTCTATAGTCATTGGTCAAAACCAATGAACGGCGAACACGTTGGATTTAACACTAAAGAGGCTTTTGCAAATTGCGCTCGCCTTTCTGTTTTAACAAGCAAAGATTGGGCAAAAACCGTAGAACTTGTAACAGACCAAGAGGGTTATGAATTTTTAATAAAAGATTTAAAACTGCCTTTTGATAATGTACGCGTTGAGTTAGATAAGCTTAATTATATAGACCAAAAGCACTGGGCAATTGGCAAAGTTTACGCGTGTTCAATACAGGAAGAGCCTTTTATGCATATTGACTTTGATGCAATGTGGTTTAAAAGACCGCCTGATTATTTATTAAAAGCACCAACGGCTTTCCAAAATAGAGAATACATAAGCGACGGCTTTCATAGGTTTTATATAAGCTTAGTAGAGCAAGTGAGGGATTTTAATGATTTAAAAATTAATAATCATATATCTATACAAAATCCTATTTTATCATTTGGAGGAAATCATCCGCGCGAATTGCAAGAATTTGCAGTAAACTGTGGTTTCATGTGTTTTAATGATTTAACCATTATGCCCTTATGGTGGGAATGCGCGCTGGATTATATTGAAAAAATAGGGCATAAAGTTAATGGTTGGGATATGCCTTCTATAATTTTTGAGCAATTTTTTCTTTCAAAGTTGCTGCAAGCAAATAAAATTAACATTGAAACTTTAGGAGATGTTTGGGTTGACGAAAACCGCGCAAAAGAAACGGGATATACACATTTAATATCAAACTCAAAAAGAAACTTAGTAGCAGAAAAAAAGATTGCTAATAAATTAAAAAAATACACAAACAATTAAATTTAAATTAAATGGCTAAGATTAAAAAAGCAGAACTGGAAAAACTACAAATGTTTGTTAATACAATGAATGAATTGCAAACTACCGTAGGCGGATTAGAATTGCAAAAGCAAGAATTAATGATGGAGGCTATTTCCGTCAATAATAATTTACGCTCATTCCAGGAGGAACTTAGAGGCATATACGGCGACATTACCGTTAATGTGAAAACAGGAGAAATTACCGATGCAAATAATTCGTAAGATAAGCGTTGGGAAGGACTATAAAAATGACGCTATGCACTATTCTGTTGGTCAGGAAGTATATGGCGGGCATACTATAGTTAACATTATAGAAGAGGAAGACAAGTACTCTGTCTATATTCAAAAGGGCGATAATGTAATGCCATGGAAAGATTTTAATAAAAACATGGCGGTATCGGTTGAATATGATTTAGCCTGGTAATGAAAAGTGTTTTTAATTTTATGGTGGAGCCTAAAGAAGGGCGTTCTACATCTAAAAAAAACATTAACGGCAAAGAGCTAATATTAAATACCGAATTACAAAACCATTTTTATACAAGCCGCCATGGAGTGGTTAAAGCGTTACCTATAGCTACACCAACAAATATAAAAGTTGGCGATGAGGTTATATTGCATCATAATGTTTTTAGAAGATTTAGAGACATTAGAGGCAAAGAAAAAAACAGCAAGTCTTATTATTCAGAAAATTTGTTTTTTGCGCAACCCGATCAAGTTTACGCATACAAAAGAAAAAACGAGTGGAAAGCGTTGCCAAATTTTTGTTTTATAAAGCCAATTAAAGGCAAGCAAAAGTTTGCAATAAACCACGAGCACGAAGGCATAGGAATTATTAAATATGCATGCGATGGCTTTGAAAAAGAATGGTTAGTCGGCTTTAAGCCGGGAATGGAATACGAATTTAATATTGAGGGCGAGCGATTATATCGTGTGCCTGCTAGAAAAATTACAATTAAATATGAATATCAAGGAGACGAAGAAGAGTATAATCCAAGCTGGTCGCAAGGCAGTTGATGAACTCATCAAAGTAGCTGAAGAAAAAATCATTACCAACACAGAAGATGATGTATCTGCGGATAGACTTAAAAATGCTGCCGCTACAAAAAAGCTGGCTATCTTTGACGCTTTTGAGATATTAAACCGTATACAAGAAGAAGAGCGCATTCTTGAAAATAAACCTACAGAAGAAAAGAAAGAAGCGTTTAAGGGTTTTGCGGAAAGAAGATCTAAATAATGTACGAACAGAATTTAGTAAAAACCGTAGAGCCGGTTAAACTTACGACTATTCATAGAATGAATAAGGGTAAGAAGTGGGAGTACGGTTATAATAAAGAACATGATCTAATTGTATTAAGCAAGACAGGTCAGATTGGTGAAATTATTGAAATACAGAATCTCACTATTGCTTTACCGCCTGTTCCAAAAGATTTGAAAAAGGGTCCGAATAAATGGATCGTTACAGAGTATCCTAAGGAGCTAAAGAACATTAAAAGCATATTTGATTGGCAAACTTATCCTGATGAGTTTAAAAATAAATGGGAAGAATATATCGATGAAGAATTCAATCGCCGCGAAAATGGTTATTGGTTTTATAATAAAGGTATTCCTACTTATATCACTGGGACTCATTATATGTACTTACAATGGAGCAAGATTGATGTTGGGCACCCAGATTACAGAGAAGCCAATAGACTTTTTTTTATATTTTGGGAAGCCTGCAAAGCTGATACAAGGTGCTACGGAATGTGCTATCTTAAAAACAGACGAAGTGGATTCTCTTTTATGGCGTCAGGGGAAACCGTTAACCTTGCAACCATCACAAGTGACGCAAGATTTGGTATTTTGTCAAAATCTGGTAGCGATGCCAAAAAAATGTTTACCGACAAAGTTGTGCCCATTTCGCTCAACTACCCGTTTTTCTTTAAGCCTATTCAAGACGGTATGGATAGGCCAAAAACTGAATTAGCATACAGGGTCCCCGCTTCTAAGTTAACGCGAAAAAGCATACAAAGTCAAGAAGAAAGATTACAGCTTGAAGGCCTTGATACAACAATTGACTGGAAAAACACAGGAGATAACTCTTATGATGGAGAAAAGCTTAAATTGCTTGTTCACGATGAAAGCGGTAAATGGGAAAAGCCGGATAATATCCTTAATAACTGGAGAGTTACCAAAACAACATTAAGGCTTGGTTCTCGCGTTATTGGCAAGTGCATGATGGGATCTACATCAAACGCATTAGATAAAGGAGGAGCTAATTTTAAAAAGCTATATAACGACTCAGACGTAACAAAAAGAAATTCGAATGGTCAAACAAAATCAGGGTTATACTCATTGTTTATACCGATGGAGTGGAACTATGAAGGCTTTATTGATGAATACGGTCAGCCGGTTTTTAATAATCCTAACAAAAATGTTTTAGGCCCGTTTGGTGACATTATTGAACAAGGCGTTATAGATTACTGGAACAATGAAGTTGAAGGGCTTAGAGGAGACCAGGATGCTTTAAACGAATTTTATAGGCAATTTCCACGAACCACAGAGCATGCGTTTCGCGACGAAACAAAAAATAGTATATTTAACTTAGCAAAAATATACGAACAAATTGATTATAACGAAGATCTGCGTAATACTAATACTGTAACGCGCGGTAATTTTCAGTGGGCAAATGGCGTAAAAGATACAACAGTTATGTTTTTGCCAAACCCGCAAGGGCGATTTAAAGTATCGTGGGTACCGGGCGCAAACCTTCAAAATCGCCAAATAGTTAAAAATGGAATTAAATATCCAGGCAACGAGCACATTGGTGCTTTTGGCTGTGATAGTTACGACATATCGGGCACGACTGATGGTAGGGGCTCCAAGGGTGCGTTACATGGGCTGACTAAGTTTACCATGGAAGATGCGCCGCCTAGTACATTCTTTTTAGAATATATAGCTAGGCCTCAGACAGCAGAGATATTTTTCGAAGACGTACTAATGGCTTGTGTGTTTTACGGAATGCCAATCCTAGCTGAGAATAACAAACCTCGCCTGCTTTATCATTTCAAGAGACGTGGTTATCGGGGTTATTCAATGAACCGGCCCGACAGATTATGGAATAAGCTTTCTGTAACTGAACGAGAAATTGGTGGTATACCTAACTCGAGTATGGATATGAAGCAAGCGCACGCTGCAGCAATTGAAATGTATATTGAGCAGCACGTAGGATTAGTATCCGAAGGTAATTATGGAACAATGTATTTTACCGACACATTGAACGACTGGTCAAAGTTTGACATGAATAACCGAACGAAATACGATGCTTCTATTAGTTCCGGGTTAGCCATTATGGCATGTCATAAAGATTTATATCGACCAGTCGCTAAAAACGAAAGAACAAAATTAAACCTCAAGATTGCTAAATATAGCCAAGACGGTTTTACTTCAAAAATAATAAAATAAAAATATGGCTAACTCAGTTGTAAATAGTTATTTCCCAAGCCAGGTTGCAAGCGACCAAGAAAAGATGTCGTATGAATACGGTCTTCAGGTAGGCAGAGCCATTCAGCAGGAGTGGTTTTCAAGCAACTCCGGGACTGTACGCTATCAAAGCAACCTTAACACGTTTCATAATTTAAGATTATATGCAAGGGGTGAGCAAAGCGTTCAGAAATACAAAGATGAATTGTCTATTAATGGCGATTTGTCTTATTTGAACCTTGACTGGAAGCCTGTACCTATTTTATCTAAATTTGTTGATATTGTAGTTAACGGTATTGCAGATCGCGCTTTTGATATTAAAGCATATTCGCAGGATCCATATGGTGTGGCAAAACGTACTAAATATATGGATTCAATTATTCGCGATATGCAAACACGCGAATTAAATGATTATGCTGCGGAAGCATTTGGTATTAATCTATACGAAAATAATCCGGCTGAATTACCAGAATCAAAAGAAGAACTAGAATTGCACATGCAGCTTAGCTATAAGCAGAGCATTGAGATTGCAGAGGAAACAGCTATCAATACTTTATTAGACGGCAATAATTACGACCTTACCAAAAAGCGTGTTTATTACGATATTGCGACTCTTGGTATTGGTGCTGTAAAAAACACATTTAATACTTCAGAGGGTGTTAAAGTTGAATACGTTGATCCAGCTAATTTGGTTTATTCTTATACAGAATCACCTTATTTTGATGATATATATTATGTCGGAGAAATTAAATTTGTACCAATTAATGAGCTCAAAAAACAATTTCCTGATTTAACAAACGATGAGTTAGAAAAAATTCAAAGTCAAAATACAAAAAGCTACGCCGGGACTTTGGACCAGTCGTTAATGAATTACGACGCTAGAGACTCTAATACCATTCAGGTTTTATATTTTAATTATAAAACCTACATGAACGAGGTATACAAAACTAAAAAGACTGCTACCGGCGCCGAAAAAGCAATTGAGCGCGATGACCAATACAATCCGCCAACTGACAGTGAAGAATTTGGCAAACTATCCCGCTCTTTAGAGGTTTTATACGAGGGTGCTTTGGTATTAGGTACGGATATGCTGCTCAAGTGGGGCATTGCTAAAAACATGCTACGCCCTAAAAGCGACTACTCTAAAGTAAAAATGAATTACAGTATTGTAGCGCCAAGAATGTATAAAGGGCGTATTGAATCCATCGTAAGCCGCTGTACTGGTTTTGCTGATATGATTCAGCTCACGCATTTGAAGCTACAACAGGTATTGTCTAAGATGATGCCCGACGGTGTTTATATGGATGCCGATGGCCTTGCGGAAATTGATTTAGGCAACGGCACAAACTACAATCCACAAGAAGCGCTTAATATGTTCTTCCAAACGGGATCTGTTATTGGGCGTTCATTTACGCAAGAGGGCGATATGAATCCAGGCAAAGTGCCTATTCAGCCATTGCAGACTGGAGCGGGAGGTCAAAAACTACAAACGCTTATTACAACATATAACTATTACTTGCAAATGATTCGTGACGTAACGGGTCTAAATGAGGCTCGCGATGGTTCTATGCCAGATTCCAGGGCTTTGGTTGGCGTTCAAAAATTAGCAGCCGCAAATTCTAATACTGCTACGCGTCATATACTTGATGCTGGTCTATTCTTAACGGCTGAAACAGCGGAATGTTTATCATTACGTATTTCAGACATATTAGAGTTTAGCAATTCAGCAGAAGCATTTATGCAGAAAATTGGCGGATTTAACGTCGCTACATTAGATGAGCTTAAAGAACTACACCTATACGACTTTGGTATTTTCTTAGAATTAGCGCCTGACGAAGAAGAAAAGCAATTGCTAGAAAACAATATACAAACAGCATTGTCTGCTGGCCTTATTGACCTAGATGATGCTATTGATATTCGTGAAGTGCGCAATCTTAAACTAGCAAACCAACTGCTGAAGCTACGCCGCAAGAAAAAGCTTGAGCGCGATCAGATGATGCAGCAGCAAAACATTCAAGCACAGGCGCAAGCTAATGCGCAGTCGCAGCAGGTTGCGGCGCAAGCTGAGGTACAAAAAGACCAAGCAATGTTCCAGACTAAAGCACAGCTTGAGCAAATGAAAGGCGATATGGAATTGCAAAAACTTCAACAGGAAGTAGCCGCAAAGAAAGAGCTTATGGCTTTAGAGTTTCAATACAACATGCAGCTTAAAGGTGTAGAGGTTGACGGTCAAAAACAAAAAGAACAAGAAAAAGAAGACCGCAAAGACGAAAGAACTAAAATTCAAGCAACGCAGCAAAGTGAGTTGATTGAGCAAAGAAAAAATAATACACCGCCTAAAAACTTCGAATCCTCTGGAAACGACATAGTTGGCGGAGGTTTTGGCTTAGGTACCTTTGAACCTAAGTAATAATAACATATATAATTATATAATATCTTATCATGAGTGAAGAAGTTACTAACCCGGTAGCGTCGGTAGATGACGACGGTACCATTAAATTAGACCTGCGACAAAATGCCGTTCAAGAGCAAAGCACAGATGAGGTTCCTGTACGCGACGAATCCGCAGCTGGCGAAGAAGTACCAGTCGAAAACGTCGAAGAAACAAATGAAGAACCTGCCGGAAAAAGCGACGCCGTTCAAGATGAACAGCCTACTGAAGATGTACAAGAAGCAGAAGTAGAAGAACCTGTACTTCAGGAGATCACAGAAGAAGAGGTTGCGGAAGTTGCAGAACAACTTGAAGAAGAGGTAGAAGACGCTATTGAAGAGGCTGCTGAAGCCGGTGTTGAATTACCTGAAAATATTCAAAAAGTCGTAGACTTTATGAGTGAAACAGGCGGCACATTAGAAGACTATGTGCGCCTTAATACGGATTATGCTTCATTAAACGAAGATCAATTGCTTCGTGAATATTACCAAGCAACTAATCCACATTTAGATAAAGAAGACATCGACTTTATGCTAGAAGACAAATTCTCATATGAAGAGGAAATGGATGACGAGCGTGAAGTGCGACGTAAAAAGGTTGAACGCAAACAAGCGCTTGCTAATGCTAAAAACCATTTAGAAGGTCTTAAATCTAAATATTACGATGAAATTAAAATGGGTTCTCGTTTGAACCCAGAACAGCAAAAAGCGGTTGAGTTTTTTAACCGCTATAATAAGGAAAGCGCAGAATCTGCTAAAATTGCGGAAAAACAAGCTAAGCGTTTTAAACAAGAAAGCGATAGAGTTTTTAGCGATACATTCGAAGGTTTCGATTATAACGTTGGAGACAAGAAATACCGCTTCCGCGTAAAAAATGCCGGCGAGGTTAAACAAACCCAAGGCGACATTAACAACTTTGTCAAGAAGTTCTTGAATGAAAAAGGTGAAATGTCAGATGCTAAAGGCTACCATAAATCTCTGTTTACCGCTATGAATGCTGATCAAGTTGCACAACATTTTTACGAGCAAGGCAAAGCCGACGCTCTTAAAGATAGTATGGCGAAAACTAAAAACGTAGACATGGACCCGAGAGGGGTTCACGAGCAAGTTACTACGTCAAACGGTTGGACTATTCGTGCGGTTGATAGTGGTCAAAGCAGTTCTAAGCTTAAAGTTAAGTTTAAAAAATAAAAAACAATTAGAATATGGCTTTTGCTACATCGCCAAGTACTCTTGCTAACTTGGCACACTTAACTCCACGTCCTGTAAAAGGATTGTTCGGAGATAACTACTTGTCTCTTGCAGACATGGATTTTACACAACAATTTCTTCCTGAAGTATACGAGAAAGAAGTTGAACGTTTTGGAAAGCGCACTGTAAGCGGTTTCTTGCGTATGGTTGGTGCAGAAATGCCAATGGCTTCTGACCGCGTTGTATGGTCAGAACAAGGCCGTTTGCACATTGCACACGACGGAGTTGACTCTAACGCTGGTGGTACTACTATTACTATCAACGGTTTAGGCGCAACTGATCAATCTTTGATGGGTGCTGGACAAACTATTGTTGTTTCTAACGGTACTGTTACTAACAAAGCTCGCGTAGATAGCTTGGGTGCTTTCACCGCTGAAACTGCTCCAGGCGCTGCTGACGGTACTTTGGTTGTAAACATCAAAGTTTACGGCGAAACTGGTGCTGCTCTAGATGCTGCTCTACGTAGTGCTTCTGGAACCTTGAACATTTTCGTATTCGGTTCTGAGTACGCTAAAGGTTCTGGCGACGTTGGTAACTCAATGGATGCATCTTTCACTACTTTCGATAACAAGCCTATCATCATCCGCGATAAGTACAATGTAAACGGTTCTGACGTTGCTCAGATCGGTTGGGTTGAAGTTACTACTGAAGCTGGTACTGGTGGTTACTTGTGGTACTTGAAGTCTGAGCACGAAGCTCGCTTGCGTTTTGAAGACTACCTAGAAATGTCTATGGTAGAAACTGAAAAAGCTGGTGTTGCTACTATCGCTTCTGGTGTTACTGGTTCTGAAGGTTTGTTTGAAGCTGTAGGTACCCGCGGTTTGGTATACAACGGCGCTGCTTTCGGCGGTGCTGGTGGTTTGGGTCAGTTCGACGATATTTTGTCTGAGCTTGACAAGCAAGGTGCTATTGAAGAGAACATGTTGTTCTTGGATCGTGCAACTTCTTTGTCTATCGACAATATGTTGGCTGCTCAAAACTCTTACGGAGCTGGTGGTACTTCTTACGGTGTATTCGACAACTCTGAAGATATGGCTTTGAACCTAGGATTCTCTGGTTTCCGTCGCGGTTCTTATGACTTCTACAAGACTGACTGGAAATACTTGAACGATTCAACTACTCGCGGATCTATTGGCGATATTGAAGGTATCTTGGTTCCAGCTGGTACTTCAACTGTATACGATGAAGGTTTGGGTCAGAACATTTCTCGTCCATTCTTGCACGTACGCTACCGCGCGAACGAAGCAGAAGATCGTCGTATGAAGTCTTGGATCACTGGTTCTGTTGGTGGTAACTACACTAGCGCTGTTGACGAAATGAACGTACACTTCCTTTCTGAGCGTGCACTATGTGTTCAAGCTGCTAACAACTTCGTATTGTTGAAAGCCTAATACGCTTATACATTACATAATGCTCCCGGTTTCGGCCGGGGGCTTTATTGTCTTTATTTAATTTTATCATATCATATCATGGCACAAACTAAAAAAGCACCAGCTAAAAAAGCTGCTGCAAAAACAAAACCTGTAGAGGCTCCAACAATTAATGTTGAAGACACTTATAAAGAACCGCCTCTGCCAAAAAATACTTGGGAATATAAAGATCGCCTTTACGAATTAACAAGCAGCAAAAAACCGCTTGTATTTACTGTCCCAACAATGCACACTGACCGTAAGCCTTTGCTTTATTTTGATGAAGAATTGGGTTACCAGCGTGAAATTAGATACGCTACAAACCAAAAAACTTGTTTTGTAGACGAACAAAAAGGTACCGCAACTCTTGGCCGTATTGTATTTAGAGACGGCTCTTTGAGCGTACCAAAAGAAAATGTTGCTTTACAAAAGCTTTTATCGCTTTATCACCCATATACATTAAAAGGTGTTATTGCTGAGTACAAGCCAGAAACAATTGCAGAAGAGCAAGTAGATTACATTGAAATGGAACTTGAAGCTATGAATATGGCCAAGTCTATGGATATTGATGAAGCTGAAGGTATTCTGCGTGTAGAATTCGGTTCTAAGGTATCTGACATGTCTTCTAAGGAGCTTAAACGCGATTTGCTTGTATTTGCACGTAGAAACCCTGTTTTGTTCATAGAACTTGCCGGTGACGAAAACGTACATCTACGCAATATTGGTATTAAAGCAACAGAAGCGGGACTTATTAATCTGTCCCCTGATAACCGCACATTTAGTTATGGCTCTACCGGGCGGAAACTTATGACGGTACCGTTCGACGAACATCCATATTCGGCACTCGCTGCTTATTTTAAAACAGACGAGGGAATGGAAGTTTTGAGCACTATTGAAAAACGACTATAAGTCACTTAGTAGTTAGGCCGCTTTTATAGTGGCCTAATTACTATATAACAACTATAAATATGAGCGTAAGCGTAAACACGGTATACCAAAGGGTATTAGCTATTCTTAATAAAGAACAAAGAGGTTATGTTTCACCTCAAGAGTTCAACCTATTTGCGAATCAAGCGCAAATGGATTTGTTTGAGCAATATTTTTACGACATCAACCAGTTTGGTCGTATACACGGTAATGATACCGAATATTCTGATATGCTCACTCTTCTCAACGAAAAAATCAATATTTTTGAAAAAACCGGTGCAATGACGTACACTGCAGGTTACTGGCAATTACCAGCTGACCCAGATGGCGTATATCGTATCGGTACTATTATTTATAATAACATTGAAGCCGAAAGAGTGAATGCTAATGAATACTTATATATTAACGCTTCCCCGCTTACAAAGCCAACTGATACTCGCCCTATTTTTGTAGCCAGTAACAGCGGCTATAAAGTATATGGCGCATCTGAATTAACTACAGGCGTTACGTGTAATTATATTAAAAGGCCAGCAGACGCAGCATGGGCATCGCTCGATTTGGGAGGGGCGCCTGTATATGACGCGGCAAACTCTGTAGACTTTGAATTGCATGATTCAGAAGAAACAGAATTGGTATTTAAAATTCTAGAACTTGCAGGTGTTGCAATTAAAGAATTAAATATTTACCAAATAGCTAACCAAATGGAAATTGAAAACTTACAACAGGAAAAAGCTTAATAAATGGGTTTAATAAATCAAACAGCAGCACAATACTACCTTGGCGCCGACGGCGTTTGGAATAGCGGAGACGAAAATTATGGCGATTACCAGTTTGTAAGCATTAAAGATATTATTAATAATTTTGTTATTGCTTACGTTGGTGAAGATAAAATTATTAGCAAAATAAAAAGAACTGACGTTGCGTTTCATGCGCAACGCGCTATTCAAGAGTTTAGCTTTGATTTACTACCGTCTACTAAGGCTTATGAAATACAAGTTAACCCTTCATTAAATATGGTTTTACCGCAAGACTATGTTAACTATGTAAAGGTCACATGGGTTGATGCCAACGGCATTGAGCGGATTGTTTATCCTACACGCCAAACAAGCAATCCATCTGCGATTTTGCAAGACGATGCCGGGGAATATTTGTTTGATGGAACGGGCGCTGTTATGGAAGGTAATCCCTCAGAAACATTAAAGCGTTTCCGCGCTGCACCTTATGATACGCAAAGAGATGGCTTAGAAGCCTTAACCGATGGCGATCTTTATAATTTATATCGTTATGGCAATAGATATGGCTTGACACCAGAAAACGCGCAAATTAATGGGGTGTTTTACATTGACCAATTAAACGGTATTATTAACTTTAGCTCAAACTTGGTTGATAAAATTGTAACGTTAAAATATATTAGCGACGGCCTTGGCACTGATGAAGAGATGAAAGTACATAAGTTTGCTGAAGATGCTATCTATAAATATATTGCTCACGCTATTCTAGCTACAAGAGCAAATACTCCTGAATACCAAATCAACCGTTATAAAAGAGAATTGCGGGCTGCTAAGCGTAATGCTAAATTGCGTCTTTCTAATTTGAAGATTGCAGAACTCGCACAAGTAATGAGAAATCAATCTAAGTGGATTAAACACTAATATATGGCAAAGCTACAACACAATTTCGTACGTGGGCGAATGAACAAGGATCTTGACGAAAGACTTGTACCCAACGGCGAATATCGTGATGCGCAGAATATTCAGGTAAGTACATCTGAAGACTCTGATGTTGGTGCGATTGAAAATATACTGGGTAATACCAAGAAAAACCTATTATCAACCGGCCCTGATGTTTTTTGGGATTCTATATTCGGATTAGCCAGTGCTACCTGTATAGGGGCGGTTCGTGATACAGAAAACGAAAAACTGTATTGGTTTATTACTGGAGAAACCCCTGCGCCGGTAACAGTAGACGCTATTCTGGAGTTTGACCAATCAACAGGTATTGTAGCGCCTGTTCTCGTCGATGTTAACGGTGTTTTAAATTTTAGTGAAAATTATTTAATTACAGGCGTTAATGTTCTTGATGGTATGTTATACTGGACAGACAACCTTAATGAGCCGCGTGCATTAAATATAGATAGATTTAAAACTGGATCGGTACAACCTGGGACAAAGCTACAACAGCACACGCATGTTTATGGCGCTGCACGAGACTTTATAGATACAGATATTACAGTAATAAAAGAATCGCCCAGGGAAGCGTTAACGGTTACTGCATTCGATTCTATTTATGGCGGACCAGGTACTGGTATAAACCCTATTGAAGATGCGGTTTTTGTAACACACCCAAGCGGATTGGAACCCGGCGATACATCCGTTTTAAATTGGACACCTTCAATTACATGGACAGGGCTTGTAAATCCCACTGTATTAATCACAGCGCAGTTTGAGGAGGAAACCGGGATTGTAAATAAATACCAGGTAATAGGCACATTAAGCGGCATAGCCGCAACAACTGCAACGCTCACTGTAGATAGTTTAACATCAAATATTCCAACATCTATTACAGATTTTGAAATGATTTTGGTTGAAGACGAACCTATATTTAAAAACGATTTTCCAAGATTTTCATATAGGTATAAATACCCAGATGGTGAGTATTCTACTTATGCCCCATTTACTAAGGCAGCATTTGTGCCGGGCCAATTTGAATATACAGGGAGAGACGGTTTTAACCAAGGCATGGAAGACGTTATTAGAAAAATAACGCTATCTAATTTCCCAACTACACCTGTAAATGTTGACCAAGTTGAAGTAGTGTATAAAAACGCATCGTCAAATAATATATATTTAATAGAAACCTTCAATTATGATTTTTCATCAGGTACTGTGCCTGTTTTAAATGTTGACATTACTTCTGACTCTTTGGGTAGAGTTATAGAAAGCAACCAATTGTTAAGACTTTATGATGCCGTGCCTATAAAGGCGCAAGCACAAGAAATTATAGGCAATCGTGTAGTATATGGAAACTATGTGCATAATTATGACGTTATTAACGGCGACATTGTTATGCAAGTGGCTCAAACAAATACAACACATACTGATCCGGGTTTTGGTAAAGAATCTATAAAAACAGACAGAAAATACCAAATTGGTATTAGCTTTTTAGATGAATACGGAAGAGAATCCCCGGTATTTACTTCCGTGCAGGGCTCTATATCTTTGCAAAAAGAAAATTGCGATAAAGAAAATACAATTCAAGCTAATATTACAAGCGGTTCAGTAATACCGGCTTGGGCGGAAAAATTTAAACTTTACGTTAAAAATAATACACCTGAATATTACAACTTGGCATTAGATAGATATTACGATGCTGAAGACGGTAATGTATGGCTTTCTTTTCCCTCTTCCGAAAGAAATAAAGTGCAAGAAGGGCAGTTTATTACTTTAAAAAAGGTGCATGACGGGGATACACCCGTTAAAATAAACAATAGGTATAAAATTAATGCTATATCAAACGAAGCACCTAGTTTTATAAAGCAAGTTAACGAGGTTGTTGGCAATGTGCTAAGCTTCGCGTGGATGCCGGTTGGCGATGAAGGCTTTGAAGTTGGTAATAACTCTATTAAATTTTGGAGTGAACTTCGCGAACAAAATCCTCCGTATTATGATGGCTTTATTAAAGGTGCGAAATTATATTTTCAAACAGAAAATCTTATAGGCAAATCAAGTGAATATACTGTTTATTCCGGCGGTCCCATTGGCTCCTCGACGTTGGTTCCAATAATTGTTAATAGCAGAGAATACATACCATACGAAATTATATTAGAGGAGGCAATTAGAACAGAGGACCAATGGCTGGCTAATCTGCCTGATCAACACGCGTTTGTTGTAACATTAGAAAACATTAAAGAAGTAAATTCACCAGAGTTTGTTGGTAGATTTTTTGCAAAAATTTCACCAAATGGAACTTTTTTTGATAGCATCCCTAATGAATTTAACCCGGATATTTTACAATATATAGAGGATAAAAGATTAGTTCCAAGTACTTCGGGGTTATTTACGCTTTTAGGTCAAAATGACGCCATAGCACGTCTTACGTGGAAAGATGAATATCAACCCCCCGCTTATCCAAGCACTTCAACCTATCCTCCAACATCGGGAACTACAACTGGGGGGTTGAAGAATGGTCAAAATAATTTTAATATTTATTATCAAAATGGGCCGGGTGATTCGTTTTTAGAATCTTTTTGGAGTTCTTTAATTGCAACCGGCACAAAAATAAAATTTACAGATGTTGCCGGTGCTATAATTAGCAACGAATTTTATAGTATTATAAAAGTTGAGGATACCAGCGGTACGTATGGCGCTGTTGATACATACACAAGATTTGACGGCGCTGGTGTTCCAGTGGGCAATACCGCAAGATGGGTTAAAATAACGCTTGATAGAGCATGGAATGATTTGGCGGGTATTTACCCTGCCGGTATTGTTATATACAGAGAACAAATAAGACCTGTTACGGCAATTTTATCTTCACCTAACCCCGCGGTTTTTGAAACAGAGCCAGAGGAATTTGCAGACCTTGATCTTTATTATGAGGCCAGTGATGCTATTGATGTTTATCCGCCTACATATCCTGTAGACCCACCGAATGTTAAAGTGCCTCAAACGCTTGAATGGTTCAATTGCTATTCATTTGGCAACGGTGTTGAATCAGATCGCATTAGAGACGATTTTAATGCCCCAACCCTGGGTAAAGGCGTTAGAGTAAGCTCAATTATTGAAGAGCCATATAGACAAGAAAGACGTAAGGCTGGATTAATTTTTAGCGGCATTTACAATTCAATTACAGGTATAAATAATACAAACCAGTTTTTAACCGGCGAAGATATTACTAAGGATTTAAATCCTATACATGGTAGTATTCAAAAGCTGCACGCTAGGGATACGGATCTTGTTACACTTTGTGAAGATAAGTCTTTTCGTATATTAGCAAATAAAGACGCACTATTTAATGCAGATGGAAACACCAACGTCACTTCTAATACAAACGTTCTTGGACAAGCGGTTCCGTTCTCAGGTGAGTTCGGAATATCCAAAAATCCCGAATCGTTTGTTTCGTACGGTTTCAGGTCTTACTATGCAGACAAAGCAAGAGGCGCTGTAATACGATTATCTCGCGACGGCATTACAGAAATTTCAGAAAAAGGCATGTCTGATTTTTTCCAAGATGATTTTAAAACACAAGCAAGACCTATATTAGGAATGTATGATGAAAACTCATCATCATATAATATAAGTGTAGGCAATGAGTTAGTATCGTTTAAAGAAGATGTTGACGGATGGTCAACAAGGTTAACATATCAACCAGAATTTGGTCTTTCTTTAAATCAAGATTTATATACTTTCCATAATGGTGAATTATGGAAACATACAAATGAAACAAGGTCAAATTTCTACGGCGTTCAATATGACTCAACTGTTACACCTATTATCAACGATGCACCCGCAAGTGTTAAAAACTTTAAGACCTTATCTTACGAAGGTGATGATGGATGGACAGCTGAGGTTACAACAAACAAACAAGAAGGGCGGGTAAATACTTGGGTAGAAAGAGAGGGCATATACTTTAACTATATTAGCGGTATAAAGTCTACATGGACAAACGGCCCAGCAACGCCTTCAAACCCACTTGGGGGAACTGGAACATTAGACTTCCGCGAGTTTTCAACGCAAGGCGTTGGCAATATAGTTTCCGTAGCGCCAGCAATCGCGCCGGGTCCTTATGATTTAACAATGGGGCAAACAATTAATGTTTCTGCACAAGTAAACGACAGGCTTTTTGTTAAACGCGGAAGCGGCGTAGTTGATGAAATCGGCAAAGTTATCAGCATAGACAGACCAAATAAAAGTATCCGTGTTAGCGATTTATTTGGCGCAGGTAACGAACCACAAGGTGGCGATTATGTATTTGTTGTAAAAGACGAAGAAAAGAATACATCAGGAATTTTAGGATACTACGCTGAAACAAAACTTACGACGACAAGCGGCAGCAAAAAAGAGCTGTTTGCGCTTAACTCTGAAGTATTTATTAGCAGCGAATAATACGTAATAATAATTTATAAACTAATTTAATATGCCAGCACCATTAATTTACGCAGTATCGGGGGTAGCCCAGCTTGGCCTAGGGGCGATGCAATTAGCGGACGCTAATAGACGCCGTCGTACTGCACAAGCTGCATACGATCGCTCCATGCAACAATTTAGAA